GTTGTCGCAATCGCGGCTCCGGAATCATTCGAATCCGGTCCATTGCTCTATCCCTAGGGCTCAGATCAAGTTCTTCTGAGGGGGTCTTTTGTCCCCATAAAGCATCGAGGTAAGCCTCCACCATTTCTGGCGGGATTCTATCAAGGAGAGATTTGCCTTGACGGAACCATCCGAAACCTATCGGTTCAGGTAGGGCTGCGAGCCATCGTACGAAGGGTTGCACTTTAGGAGGTAACACGGTAATAAACTCGGGTCCATTGTTCCGGACCGTATCGAGGAGATTATCGTCTCTTATGTGCTTCCACTTAGGCGCTTGGAATTTTCCATAGGCGGTGAATACGTTACCCGCGAACTCAGCTATCGACGATGAAGAAAGTGTCTTTGGCTTAGAGAACGGTATGTCCACGTCGGATAAAGCAGCTTCGTATTTCGAAGCCAACGTGTCCTTCAGGATGACGACATCATCACCAATCACGAAAAACTCATCATTATGAACGCCGTCGTTTAGGGCATAAATTAACATCCCATGTGCTAAGGCGAACATATCGAATGAAGGGCCAAGCCCTAAAGCCTGACCTCTTGCCCAACGGATCTGTCTATCTTCGTAGATCCAGGGTAGTTTGGCGATGTCCTCGAAGAAATCCACTAAAAAGTGATCCGATTTATGGAGCACGGATTTCATCGTCGTGATTTGGAGTTCCAATGGGAAAACGTTGGTAGCATCAGATAAGTCGAAACAATAGACTTTCTCTGTGCGCTTGAGTCGATCGATAATATAATCGTCTGCAAGCCACTGTGCATGCGTAGCGTCCCATGGCAACTTGTATTTCAGTAACGCATCTAGACTCCTTTTCAGGGGTTCAAGACACTCCTGCAACCACAAGTGCGGGGCAGCGAAGAACCTTGCCTTAAAACCAGGCTCCTGTGTAACTCGGATTTCTCCGACAGGATGGTCTTCAACTGTTCGACTAACGCCGCGTTGTGTCCCGAGTAGGGTACCTAGCACCGGATTTATAACATTCCAGTGTTTAACTATAAGGTCCCTTCCCGTGCCAGAACTGAAAAAAGAATAAAACTCAGTCAGTGCACGTTTATCATGGTCTTCCTTACGACGAGGGCTGGTTAAGAAATCTTCCAGTTTACCTAATCGGGGAGCCTGATACTCAGACGCATACCGGTGAAGCATTTTGTGATACTCAGTAGGAACCTTTGCTCGTTCGCCTTCTACGGAGGATA